TCTTTAATGCCCATATCAGCCTTGTACAAGTCAATAGCTCTAGCAGCAGAACGTGCATCGTTGTCATTGTCATACAGTGCATCTTGCACCCACTTAGGCTGTTCTTCTGCCCAGTTGTGAAACTCGTCACTGTCACGTATCTCACCAAAGTCAGGGTGCATACGCATTAGTTCTGCTTCTGCTTTTTCTTTTGTCGCAGTAGTCTGTAGCTCATCAATTGCCTTCATGCGTTCTTCAAGAGCAGTAGATTGCTCTTTAGCTTTCTTCATGGCAATTGTCTCAACTATAGCTGCTACATCTGGGTAGTCTGCTGCCCACTGTTCAATGTCCTCATCAGACTTAGGCAGTTTCATTTCTTTCTGTGCAGCTTGACTTAGTTGACTTTTAAGACTTTCAATCTCTTTCTTAAAATCTTCAGCTTGCTGTTGTTGATGTCTGC